TTCTCTGCTGAAGAGTCTGAGAAGATATTCACCAAGGTTGCCGTATCGCTGAGGGGTGCCGGTGCGAACAGCCTTCAAGCGAGCCGGGCCTTTTACGCTTTGCAACAAATGCTCTCCAAGGGCGTGGTTTCTGCGGAAGAATTAAGACGGCAGTTGGGTGAATCGCTTCCAGGTGCATCCGACTTGATGGCCGAGGCTTACCGAAGGCTTCACCCAGAGGTCAATGTCACCAACGCTATGTTCAACAAGTTGTTGGAGAGCGGAAAGATTATGTCTGCTGAGGTTCTTCCTGAGTTTGCAAAGGTCTTGGAAGAAACATTCTCTCCTGCGGTTGAGGCCAAGATGAGCAGTCTTGATGCGGCCATAAACCGTTTGAGCAATGGCTTTGACACTTTGAAACTAAGTATTCTAAACGCAAATTCCGTCACATTTGCAATTAACGGACTTGGTTCGGCTTTGGATAGCCTTGGCATGATAATAAGGTCAAACTTGCCTTGGTACGAAAAATTATATTTGACATCTCCATTTGCTATTGCATCGGGAGCCGCAAAGGAAGCGGCTAATGAACTAAGAGCGGTTGAGGTTGAGATTCAAAGGATGGATGACTTTGCTAATAAGGGCAGGGACAAATATGTTCAAAGCGTAGCAAATCGTTTTCTTCAGATATTCGGAGGCGATTTCTCAAAAGCCATTCAAGCACAAAATAGACTGCTAAGAGAAGAAAGCAACAAGTCCATTAAGAACCTTACTGAAGACGAAAAGAAGATGCGAGACATTCGCATAGAGAACGCTCGCTTAGTTTTGTCCGAACTAAGCAGAATGCAGGCCCAAGCCCAAAAGGGAGTTAATGGTGAAGACCCACAAAAAGCCGCCTTAGACGCAAGGAAAGCCGAAATCGCCGCAGCCAAAGAATTGCTGGCTGCCGAAGAAACGAGGCTTTTCAAGACCACCGAAGGAACGGTTGAATACTATAACCAACTTATAAAGACCATTAAGGCACGAATGGAATTGATTAAGGTTGAGAAAAGAGACACGCCAGAGGCAATGGGGCTTGACCTTGCAAAACAAGAAAAGGATTTGAAACAGGCCGAAAGGATGATTGAATCTTTTATTCAGAAAATGTCAAAAATGTCCGTTACAGAGGTTGCTCTGGATGGATATATGACGAAATTAGAAGAAATTCCCGAAGTTATTGAGGAAGGAGTCTATGTTCCATCGGTTGAGTCCCTTCAAAAACTCAGCAAAGACATCAAGGACTTGACGGTTCAAATGTTGCAGGATAGTGCCGCAGAGATTGAGGCCCAGATTCAATTACACGCCGAAGGAACGGACAGAAGGCTTGAGCTTGAGAAAGCGTTGGTGATGGCCAAGGCAAAACTCGCCGCTAAGAACGCCGAGATTCAAGGCAAATCGGTCAAAGAGATTGAGGCCATCTTCGCCAAGGCCAACATTGAAATGCAAAAACTTGACGCTGACTTTAACGCTGACAAGAAGAAGGAGGCCGAGGATTACGCCGAGTTCTACAAGCGATTGCAAGACGGCCTGGATGGGTATGAGGGCAATTCGTTGGATAGGCGTTTGAAGGCTATTCGTAAATACTATGGAGAATTGATTGCAGAAGCGAAGGTCTATGGCAGGACTAAAGAAGAGATTGATGCTCTTGTAGCAAATCGTGACCAAGCTTTGTTTGAGGAAAACCTAAAAGAGGTTGGTAAATTCGTTAATGCTGCTGGTGAATTATATGGCCAATTCACTCAGATTCAAGAGATGGAGTTTAATAACCAAAAGGCTGCTCTTGACAACAAGCTTGCCCAAGGATTGATTTCCGAAGAACAATACAGCACGGAACTTACAGCTATTGAGAAAAAGCAATTTGAACAAAACAAGAAGGCCCAAAAAATCAATGTTTTAATCAATAGCGCATCGGCTATTATGCGTGCCTTTAACGACCTTGGACCAATCGGAGGTTTGCTTGCGGCCATTGCGATTGGGGCTTTAGCTATCAAGCAAATGAGCGTAATTGATTCAGCTCAGTTTCCGCAAGGATTCAAGGAGGGGGTTATTGACATTAACGGCCCAGGCACCGGCACATCCGACAGCATTCCTGCAAGGCTCTCTCGTGGCGAGTCGGTAATGACCGCAGACGAGACCAAGCGGTACAAGCCCGTCCTCCAAGCCATCCGTGACAATAACTTTGAGGAGTTTGTCTCCAAGCGATACATTGACGCAATGAGCGGCACCAAGCGTTCCTTTGCCGACAATGTTGGAGCATCCATTGAACTGAACAACTTTGAGATGATTGATGCTATCCGAAAGAACAAGAGCGTGAAGATTGCGAATTGGGATGACTTTGACAAGGTTCTCCGCAAACCAAAGACGGCACACAAGGTCCATAGAAGGAGGGCTTGGTAATGGCGAGTTTTACTGTAATACTTGACGGACAGACCTTGGCCAACGAGCCAATGGGCCTCCAAGAAACGGCGATTTCCATCCAGCGGAATGAGGACCTCCCCGGCCTATTCACAACGATGGTTTCGGACTTGGAGTTTTGGGGCGATGGCTATGAGATTCTTTATGCCTATTACAAGGCCAACGACTTATGCAAAGAGATTCCCTGCCAAATCATTGAGGACTGCAACGATGGCTTGAACTTTCGTGGCCTGATTTACTTGAGCGATGTGGAGTTCAACTCCTACAAGTGCATTGCGACTTGCTCGGTGGAGGACGATACCGTTCAAGGGAGATTGATTCGGATGAAGGACTTGCTTGTTCCAATCAACTCGGTGAATCAACAAACTATTAACGGAGAGCCGCTCACGAATTGCGCTTCCTACGAGTTTGACACAGGGACAGCCTATGGCAACAAGTTCGCCTTCAAGATGTCGGACTTGTTTCAATATGTGGTCAGTTACCTTACCGATAACACGACCATCTTCCAGAGCGACATTTTCACCAATACCAATTACCGCCCTCAATTTATTCAGCTTGATTGCGTGTATGCAGCAGGCCCAGGCTTCCCGTTGGAGATGAAATGGATTGATGTTTATGGCAACGAAATTACAAGAGTCTTCGGTACAGGTCCCGTCTTCGCCCCTCCTGTTGACAATGCGACTTATGCCCAGGCCATTGCCACTGTGCTAAACCAACAAGTCTTTGCAGACGCAGGAGGCAACAGCTACGAGGACATCGTGTTTCCCTATGCGGCAAGGGCAACGACTGATGGCGTTAGTGACTTTGTTGAGGTCTATTTCTACCACCAGACAACCTTTACGGAAATCAATGTCCTTGCAGGGGCAAGCACGGTGACGGTTGTGTCAACGATAGACGCTACCTACGGAGCGAATAACCTATACACGACCAATACCTCGCTGATAGAGCCTTCCATATCAATGCCATCCATATCCTTTACTCAACTCTTTATGGGTATGAACGCATTTTTCAACTTGAGCCTTTCGTTTACGAGGATTGGCACGCAGCTATATCTAAGGGCAGACACGCAGCCTTATTTCTTCAACAACGCTCAATCTGCATCCGTTAGCGATGCAAAAGATGTGATGCTGAAGAGTGATAACCCGTTGGTGTTCTCCGTGCTGAATTACAGCAATTCAACGCTGAACAACGCATCCATTTTCTACCAAGACGCAGGGTATGCTTCAACTCAATGTGCTGAAAGTGATGCGGGAACAACAGCCTTCTTCCTTATCCCCAACGACTATTACAACGGCGATGCAGGAACGCCTGCTCCAACAGGGGGCTTGTATTATGGTTTTTCGGTAAACCAAGAGAACAAATGGATTTTGCTTGAAGAAAACACCGATGACTTAAAAACCCCGAAGGTCGTGTTGAATATGGTTCACACCGGCACCACGAGTTCCAACAACCAACAGAACGCCATTATTGCCGACCCTATTTCCTTCACCTATGCCGGTTCGTGCATCCATCCCTTTGCGGCCAGGAATTATTTGTTTCGTGCGCCATTGGGCCTCCGTTATGCTGGGTACCTTTTGAGTAATAACTTGCCAATCAAAATAGCAAAATCACTCTCGTTTGAATATCCCCTTGACCGAGCGCAATTCAACCAAATAAACAACAACCCAACGAACTATATCGTTGTGAACGGCACAAGAGGATGGATTATGAGCGTGGAGCATAACCTCAAAACAGGAATGACAACCTTTGAACTTCTGACCGAATGATTATACCGAATCAGCCCATCGTGTGCGTGGATAGCACACTAAGCACAAAAGACCTCGTTCCTGCGGATTGGAAGAGCGAAACGAATTACTACCAAGGAGGCATATCGGTAACCCTGGGGGATGGAATCACGGTTTCTGGGCCAACCAAGGGAACAGTTGATTTTAGGAATGCAGGCAACGATTGCAAGAATGCTATTTTAAGAATCCACGTTAGCGGTATAAACTTGCCCGAAGAATGCTCCATTATTCTTAACGGCCTTAGCGATATAAGTATAACGACAACGGGATGGTGGCAGATACCGATTACAACAGCGGAGTTTAGCTTCACCTTTGATTGCCCAGATGCAAGC